GTCCAAGTCTTCAGGGCTAGTGCTGACTACTGGTTGGGCTACTACTCCCCCGGACCCCGCTAATCCTGTTAGTATGATGGAATATGGCGATCCCCCATATGATGCCGCGTGGGTCCCAGGAGCAGACTTTGCTTGTTTTATGATCAATAAGGTTTGCTGGGATGTTGTGGGACCATTTGACGAGAAGTTCCACCCAGCGTACTTTGAGGACAACGATTATCATCGTCGTATATTAATGAATAATATGACAGCAAGAATTGTTCCGCAAGCTCCTTATTATCATTTTGGTTCACAAACGCAAAAGTCGGCTGGCGTAGTAGACTCTTCTGCTTTTGATGCAAATAAACAGTATTACCAAAGTAAGTGGGGCGGGCTGCCTGGAGCAGAAGTTTACGCTACCCCTTTCAACCAAACTATTTGAGAAAATAATTGGGGGAAGAACTTGGGAAAATTGTTGCTGGTTCCGGGTGGCCGTGGTATATTGGTCTATAACGAAGAACCGACGCCGTTTCTCGGCGGATTCTTTTTTTTTACTAACATGGAGGCGCAATGAAGGAAGCAGAGCCGCAGGAGGCTTTAGATAACTATGCCTTTAGGCCGGAAGGTCTAGGGGAAACTATATTTCGTAGTAGATATACAAGAACTGAGGAAGAGACATGGGAGGAGGCGTGCAAGCGCGTTGCTGACCATGTTGCTGAGGCAGAGACTAATGGCGATGTGAATAAATTTTCACAAAGATTTTTTGAGCAGTTGGTCAGCGGGAAGTTTTCTCCCGGCGGTAGAATTTGGTATGGAGCAGGGCGACCTAAGGCGCAACTCCTTAACTGTTTTGTGATCGGTACCGCAGACTCTCGCGAGGGGTGGGCGCAAACTACTAGTGATGTGATCATTATCTCCAGTCTTATGGGTGGCGTCGGCATCAACGTTTCGCCTGTACGGCCGCGAGGATCAGCCATTCAGGGCACTGGTGGTTATTCCACTGGTGCTGTTTCTCTCATGGAGTTAATTAATGGCGTTGGCGATGTGATCGTTGGTGGTGGGGGAAGAAGAATGGCATTAATGCTTTGCCTAGACGTTAACCACCCAGACCTTGAGGAGTTTTTGGAGGTCAAGTTAGACCTAGACAAACTGAACAATGCAAATATTTCTATTGTAATCCCCAAAGATTTTGACACAGATGAGTTCGTGCGTTTGGTGCGAGAGGATGGGGAGATTCCTCTTGTATTTAATGGACTACCTAGTGGTAAGTCAATTCGCGCTAAGGATCTTTGGGATCGTCTTGTAGAGAACGCATGGAAGTCTGGTGAGCCTGGTGTTTTGAATGGATACCTGGCCAATAAGACAAACAACATTTGGTACCACAAGCCTCTAATTTCTACGAATCCTTGTGGTGAAATTTGGCTAGAGGATTATGGGTGCTGCGATCTCGGGGCGCTGGTGCTGCCCAGGTTTGTCGTCAATGGCAAATTTGATTGGGATGCTCTTGATGAGTCAATTCGTCTTGGGGTTCGCTTCTTGGACGATGTACTAACCATCAATCATTACCCCCTGCCGCAGATTAAGGAGAATTGCGAGACTGTTCGTCGTATTGGCTTGGGTGTTATGGGTCTACACTCAATGTTGCTGGAGTTAGGTCTTAATTACGATTCCCCTGAGTCTTTTGCTTTTGTAGATAAACTTTTCAATACTATCAAAAACACCGCTTATGATGCAAGTATTAACCTTGCTATCGAAAAGGGTCCATTCCCTGCATACAACGAGAAGTTCCTTGATAGCGGATTCGTGAAGACCTTAAAGCGTGGCATTAAGAATAAAATTAAAGAGCATGGTATTCGCAACTGTGCGCTTCTCACCATTGCCCCTACTGGCACTACGTCGATGGTCCAGAATGTCTCTAGCGGAATTGAGCCACTTCCGCCCGCAGTTTATTGGCGTAATTTTTATCGCCCAACTAAGGATGGGCAGAGAGTGCTGGACAAAGAGCTGGTGGTTGAGGAGTCCTACTACAGATTCCCAGACACAATTCAGTCAGCCATTGATGTTCCAGTAAGATCTCATTTTGAGATGCAAAAGGTAGTGCAGAAGCACATTGATAATGCTGTAAGTAAAACCATCAATCTAGCCAAGGACTTTCCTAAAGATCAATTTGGTGATGTGTGGTTAGATTATCTACCATACCTTAAGGGCACTACGGTATACCGGTATGGATCTCGGGAAAATGAGCCCATCAACCCAGTGCCGAGGGAACAGTGGGATGAGATTGTTAAGCAGCAAGTTAGCTCTCAAACTTTAACTGAGGAAGAGTTTATGGCTCTTGATTGTCCAGACGGAGTTTGCGATCTACCTTCTTAGAAAATGGTAAGCACACAACGGCCTGTCAAATTTGCTCAGATTGAAGCAAAATTTGGCAGGCTGTTGTGCATTTCTGCATCCTTGTGATACAATGTTGTTAATGAAGCGTTTAGTTGTCCCTGAATCTGCTTACGGAGTGTGCGTCTGGGAGTTTCCAGACGGAACTTGTTTTGGTAATGATGACGGTCTTTTGTCGATGGAAGGTCTTATCGGAGATAAGAGAGTGGAAGCCAAGATGCAGCGGGCAGCAGAGTATTGGCTTGGGGATAATGACGGAAAGCCTAAATGGGTTTCGGGAGCCAGGAAAGTCAGCCGCTCTGAATGGGAAGATCAAAATGAAAGATTTTTAGATGGCAAGATTCCCGACCCAGTAGACCAAGTCAGACAACTAATGCAGAAGGGTAAATAATGGAACTAAAAGATATCCAAGTCGTTGACGACCCTGCTGGTGAACTTATTGATATCGATTTTCTGCAAAACGAAGTGAAGTTTGTACCTTCGGACCCGTTTTTAAATGTAAATGTCAAGAAATTATCGGGAAGAAAACTACGTAGAAAATCTAATACTTTAACCAAAGCATTTGTAGGCCAAGATGGCACGAAAGCAAAATACGAGGAAGACATCCTGAATGGCTACACACTTTTTGAGGTTATGGAGCCTCCGTATAATGTAGAAAGCTTAGCGGTGCTTTACGATGAGCACGCAGTTTATCGCGCTTGTATTGACGCCAGGGTCATGAATACTGTGGGGCTGGGGAACAAGTGGGAGCAAACCTTAAAAGCAAAAAGAAAAAGTGAGAAGGTGGCCTCCAGGCCAGTTCAAAAAGATCGCTGGCGCATGCAGTTGCAGCGCGAGGCAGAAGATTTATCTGAGTTAATGGACAGCTTTAATGAAGAAGACACTTTTCAAGATGTCTTAATTAAAGTTTGGACTGATGTTCTTACTACAGGTAATGGCTATATGGAGATTGGACGCACCAGGGCGGGGAAGATTGGCTATATCGGTCATATCCCAGCGAAATATATTCGTGTTAGAAAAGCCAGAGATGGTTTTGTTCAATACGCTACCGAGAGAAGAGCGATTTTTTTCCGCAACTATGGTGACCTAGATACAGAAAATCCTTTTGGTGATGATGACAATCCCAACGAGATTGTTCATTTTAAAATCTATTCTCCTACAAATAATTACTACGGCGTTCCGCCTGCAGTTTCTGCGGCGCCCGCAATTGTTGGCGACAAGTATGCTAAAGAGTTTAACATTGATTATTTTGAAAACAAAGCAATACCACGCTATGCTATTATTGTAAAAGGCGTTAAGTTAAGCGAAAAATCTAAGAAAGAGCTTGTTAATTATTTCCGTAATGAAGTAAAAGGAAAAAATCACGGTACTCTGATCATCCCTCTTCCTGTGCTTACTGGAAGCGGCAAGGATACAGATATCAAGTTTGAAAAACTAGAGGCAGATATTACCGATGCATCGTTTGAAAAATATCGCAAGGCGAATAGGGACGAAATTATTAGTGCTTATCGTGTTCCTCCTACTAAAATCTCGGTTTACGAAAACGCAAACCTCGCCATTTCGCGCGACGCTGACAAAACTTTTAAGACGCAGGTAATTGGACCAGATCAGGTAATGATCACTAAGAAAGTCAACAAGATTGTTGCTGAGTTTTCAGAGAACTTGATGTGGCAATTTAAGGAGCTAGATCTTGTTGATGACGATATCAAGTCTAGGATTTACGATAGATATCTGCGGACTCAAGTCATGACTCCAAATGAGGTTCGCGAAAAGATTGGCGAGATGCCCAGAGAGGATGCCGATGATCCGTTGACTTGGCCACCTGATTCTCGCATGTTGGCCGATGAAAAGGCTAGAGAAGCCGGTGTGGTACCCGCAGCAGGGGGTCGTTTTGGAAATCAAAATGCAAGCACTGGTGGCCCTACCGATAATGCTTCACCTGCTGGAGATGATCGTCGGGAAAGAGGTCAGGCACAAGATGATGGAGATATGGTAGATACAGGAGGTGATCAATAATGCTTAATGTTATTGCGGCAGGATATCAAAGTGGTACTGGCGATATTACCCTCAACAAGAGTACGGGGATGTTAAAGTTAATGGCTGATGGCGGCACTGCGGTGGTAGTGCTTAATGGTGTTTCTATAACTCTGCATCACGGCTCAAAAGACTTTCAAGACTTTCCGGGCGACTATCCGAGTTGGTCTGTAACTAGTGGTAATGTATACTGGGTTGCTTTTGGATAATTTGCATAATATTTATACTAATGCTAGTATTTTAATTGGAGTTATATATGAATAATCAATTTTATTTTCAAGTTCCATTTACAAAAGTTGACCAAGAGCGCAGAGTTGTTGTTGGCATTGCTACTGCAGACAATATTGATAAAGCAGATGATATTGTAGATTTTAACGCATCTGTAGATGCGTTTAATAATTGGATCGGCAATATTAGAGAAATGCACGGCCCAAAAGCTGTTGGGAAAGCGTTATCGTACCGACCAGTAGACTTTGTAAGCGAAGATGGCGTAGAGTATAAGGGCATTGAGGTTGAGGCCTATGTTAGTAAAGGCGCTGAGGACACTTGGCAGAAGGTTTTAGACGGTACTCTTACTGGTTTTTCTATAGGCGGTATGGTACAAAAAGTTAAAGCAGAGTATCACACCACTATGAAAAAAATGGTGAGAAGGATTGTCAAGTACTCTTTGGGGGAGTTAAGTCTCGTAGACAATCCTTGTAACCCGGCTGCACAGATTTCTGTGGTAAAAAGTTATAACGGGACTTTGATGTATGACCTTGAAGATGATGAGATCACCGAGAAAGCCGAGAGAAATCCGCGATCCGATAGAGCATCTGCTACACCAGCTCCTCCTAAGGATAGAGTTCGTGGCTCCGAGGAGAATCCTGCTGGCTCTGCTGCCTCCACTTCTTCAGGGGGTGGAATCGATCTTTCTGAGGCTGTCATTAATTCGCTGAAAACCAAGGTGTCGGAGCATAACGATAAAGTTGAGGGTAAAGAGTCTTGGAGAAAGGCATCACTATCTTCGCTTAAGGCTGTTTACCGCAGAGGCGCTGGCGCTTATTCTGTTTCCCACCGGCCAGGAATGACAAGAGGTCAGTGGGCGATGGCAAGAGTCAATGCTTTTTTGACACTATTAGCGCAAGGCAGTCCTCGAAATGCTCGTTATACAACAGATAATGATTTACTGCCTTCGGGGCATCCAAAGAAAACTAAAAATGCTTCTTCAGATGAACTAGAAAAAGCTGAGTCATATAGTCCACCCGCTGGCGTTCGCGCAGAAGCGAGAAGAGCATTGGAGTGGATTAAAGAAGGCCATGCTGGCTCTGGATTTACTGACGTAGGCAGACGCAGAGCTTCGCAGTTAGCGAATGGTCAAGCGGTATCACTAGATACAATTAAAAGAATGTCTTCTTATTTAGCAAGACATCAGGTAGACAAGCAGGGCAAGGGGTGGAGCCCCGGTGAGGAAGGATACCCGTCGCCGGGTCGCGTCGCGTGGGCAGCATGGGGCGGGGACCCCGCAGTAGGTTGGACTAATAGAGTTTTACGTAGCGCTAACGCCATGGAGAAAGTTGCGAGAGCAGAGATTGAGTATGTTGACGCGATGCTAGAGATCGTTGAGGAATATGGCAAATTAGCAGATGGTGATGGCAATGGCATTTGGGTAGGCTATGTAGATGCCGAAAATAACGACAACATTGACATCGGCGTAAAGTGCGAAAACTGCTATTTTTATATTGGTGAAGGCGAGTGCTCTATTATTGCTGAGAGCGTAGAGCCAGGAGGCTATTGCCGACTCGCAGCCATCCCAAGCAAAGACATTGAGATGCAAGATATGGACGATGATATGGATGATGATGACATGGAGATGATGTCCAAGTCAAATGACTATGATGTTTTCTTTTGTCAAGATTGTGGTATTGCAACGTACAGTGATAATGCATGCAGTGCATGCAACAAGACTATGATTTTGATTGGCAATGTAACAAATTTTGATTTTGATAATGTTTCAAAAATGATCGATAGCTTTATTAAGGGAG